TAGTAAGGCTACATGACAAGAAGAGACTGAACGAAACAGAGAACAACAGGTATGCAACATACATATATACGATGATATATATAGTACTGAGTAATCCTAAGTTCGAGAAGAAGCCATATGACGAACGCGAAGAACTGGCGGAACAGGCCATATACGAACTGCTAACGGGGCTACCGTCGTTCAACAAGGACAAGGGAAGTTCAATATACAGTTACGCCTATAGGATATGTTTCACGGCCTTCTGTCATGTCTATACTACGAAAGAACGCGATAAGAAGAAGCAGGAAGCCATAATGGCACACTGTCTCGAAGAACTAGACGAATACATATCGGCAATCAGTTCACATAAAGTTAACAATATAAACAAGGAAATGCGATAACATGAGTACATTGAATCCTACAATACAAATAGTACCTGGCGACGTCGGAGCCTGCGGTATCTACAGACTAATCAATCCTGGCTACATGATGCAGGCATCCGGAATGGACGTATCGGTAATGGCGCCGTGTAAATTCAGGGGAAATCCGGATATAATCTATACACAGAGAATATGTTCAGAAGGTTCCCTTAAGCCTTTACTGGACTTCAAGAACAGGACCGGCGTAAAGCTGATAGTGGACTACGATGACCTTGTATTTAACTACAAGGGCCAGGGATTAACGGAGTACAACTGGTGCAATACCAAGGTAAACTGCGAGAAGAATTCGGAAGCCATGGAGAAATATGCCAATGACGTAATTGACAAGGCTACAGTATCTACTACATACCTTAAGACTGCACTTTCTGAATATATCGACGAAAGAAAGATTACAGTAGTACCGAACAGGCTCATGTGTAAGGAATGGCTATTCGACAAGACAGCCACTATACCTCAGGACGATATCTTCTTCTATGCCGGAAGCAATACGCATTACAATAACGAATTGAAGCTCAAGGGTGATTTCAGCGATGGACTTATACGATACTTACAGAACAAGAAGATTCTTACTATGTCTTCTACGCCGTGGTTCCTGAAACCGTTAAAGCAATTCCCTGGCGTGCCCATGACTACGTATGCCAAGAGCTTCTGCAATATAGCACGTGCATCTAAGTTCGTATTGGCGCCTTTGGCTGATAACTTCTTCAATAAATGTAAGAGTAACCTTAAATACCTGGAATGCTGTGCTATCGGTAGAGTATGTTTAGTGTCTGATTTCGAAGGATGTCCTTATTCTGAAGTCGCTCACCCTCTACAGAAGATACCAGTTAACGCTACGTATAAGGCTATAGAATACATCGTAGAAGAGGCAAAGAAACACTATGGCGAAATACTTGAACATCAATACAAGGTGCTGCAAGATTACTGGCTAGATAACCATATAGAAGAATACAAACAGATTCTTAAATAAAGAAAGACCCTGGGATTAACCAGGGTCTTATTGTTTATATATTTAGATTAGATTACATTGTAACGAGGTTCGGCTGAGCGTCCTTGATGAGGACTAATGCAGCACCACGAGGTTCGATACACTGAGATACGCCACCGACATACCAACGGGTTACGTTAGTACCAGCGAGGATATCCACAACGCGGCCTTCGTGAATGGTGAAACCTTCGACAGGATCAGATGTCTGTTCAGCATTGGACCAATCGACTTTCTTGAGAGTATCGAATTCCTGAGCACCTTCGACACGGATGATACCAGTGTAGTAAGTACCAGCGGTAATCGGGTTAACGAGTTTCTTGTTGCCGAAGTCAGCGACAGCGACGTTAGAACCGTCAGCCTTAACAGCTTCCTTAGTGCCCTGACCAACGAGGTCAACCGGACGAACCTTTACAGCACCAGCAGTAGCGTCTTCGATAGCAATGAATGCCTTGAGGAAGCTCATCTTGTTACCAACGAGGTTAGTAGCATAGATGCCTTCTACGAACAACGGAGTACCAGCCGGGATAGTTTCAGTTACGCCAGAGAGCGTGAGAGTTGCAGCGGATGCACCTTCAGCCTGAACGAAACCAGAAACAGTTGCGCTGGAGAGTTCATTTGCCAAGTCAGCAGAGATTTCTACGGACGGGAGGAATTGCTGTTCACGGAATTCAGTACCAGCGAACTTACCGTATACGCCCTTGGAAGCAATCGGGTCAGCGTTAATCGGATCGAAGCCCTTACCGACAGTTGCGAGAACGGAATCGATCATCGGGTCAATGAAGCCATAACGGTTATCGGAAGTGATAGAACCGAGTGCACGAGAAGCCTTAGAGAGCGGGAGGAAGCCAGTACCAACGAATGCGATGTTCTGACGGCCAAGGTCATTCTTGATACAATCCTGAACGAAACCTTCAGCGATTGCCTTACCATTCGGGATAGCAATTTCCTTGTCCCAGTTAGCTTCGAGAACGTCAGTAATCATATCGGTCTTAACAACGATGTTACCGTGCTGGAGCTTAGCCTTAACCGGACGTTCCTTGAGTTCGGAAATATCGTCATTGGTAAGAGCTGTCTTACCACCGACATACTTACCATTGTCACGAACGACAAAGGTATATTCGGTATCGTTTCTCATATTCGGACGGAGCTGGTCAGCTACATAGGACTTAGCACCAATGTTTGCATAAGCTGCGGATTCTGCAGCACGAACTGCGATGAGGTCAGTGAGTTTGTTAGGTTGGAATGTATTTGCCATAATATTGTTTCCTTATAAATTGAAGTTTGTTTATCCCCTAGGATGTTCACGTAAGTATCTATTCCAATAGTTTCTATCGTGTACTACGTTAGCTGTACCTGGGGTGCTGTTGATTTGTTTACCTATTACAGGGAGTTCTTTCTTTATTTCCTGTTTAGGTTCTACCTTCGGCTCTACGGCCTTAGGTGTTGAATTTGAATTGTGACGTTTGTCAATTATCTGGTCAGCTATAGCGGCAATATTGCGCTTTAATGCATCAGGGTCAGTACTTCTGAACGCATAACCTAACAGCTTACTGTCAGTCATGAGTTCCCTCAATACTACCGGATATTCAGGCATCGTACTGAGATAACCGAATACTACACCGTTTGGATCCGCATCGGAAACGGCGTCATAGAATGCCTTTCCGTTTGTGGAAATAAGGTCTTCGTATTCCTTACGTTCTTTCTCGTCCGTGAAACAATTCTCTACACGGCGTCTATCCTCTTCAATGTCTTCCTGGAGTTGTCTTTCACGATCAACGCGCCTAATTTCTTCAATTTCCTGCTGCATGTCACGTTCATGGAACTTCCAGTCAACATAGCTGTTAGGATCAGGCTTACCGTCTTTGTCAATGAAATGTTCAGCTCTGAGATCCTTACCTTTGGCTACTTCAGCTTCCAGTTCTTTAATTCGAGCCATATCTCTTTCATGCTGTTCCCTAGATTTCTTCTTGAGACGTTCGAATGCATAATCTCTCTTGGAAACTTTGGGTGCATCTTCTTTAACTTCTTTCTCTGGCTCTTTGTCTTCTTTCACTTCTGCTTTCGGTTCCTCGGCCTTATCATCAGCTTTGTCTTCTACTTGCTTCTGTTCAACACCCTTGTTGTCTTCTTCAACAACTTTATCTTCAACTTCTTCGGCAGGTGCTTCCGCAGGAGTTTCCTTAGTTTCGGGAGTGATAGGTTCCTTTACTTCTTCGGATTGCCCTTTCTTCTTGGCAAGATATTCGATAACTTCTTCGCTATTCATACGGTGCGATAACCTCAATCGGAGCAGTTTAAATTCGTAATATGACCTCCGCTGCCATATTATATTGAATAATTAGTAAAGCACCCATTCAGATTCGAACTGAAACCCACAGAATGGTAATCTGTAATACTTGGCCTTTATACTATGGGTACTTTAGATAAATAATTAGTTATTTACCTTTGACGTAATCGAGATAATAATGTTCCATGGACGGAGAATTTAGCCATTCTGACATCCTTACTGGGTCTATTCCAGGGTACATGTAAACTCTGTCGCCCATCTGGACTGCAGCCAGATTACTGTTCTGGTCATAGTCAATTGGACCAATGAAGCTAGAAGACTGAGTGATATTACGTCTCGGAATAGAATCGTTCCAGTATCTTGGATCTTCTTGTTCTCTCAATTCGGCCTGTGCCACCAATGTATTATACATCAAAGACTTCTGAGGTCCAGGCGGCATAGCCAAGAAAGCAGGGTAATCTGGAAGCGTAGTAATATCTAACAGTTCTTCGTGCTGTATAGGTGTCTGACGTTCCGTAGCTTTACGTTCGCCGGACATAAGGGCATTATTGCTAAGCCCTCTTCCAGTCATCACGTCGAAATGAATCATGTTAACCTCCAGTTACCACATTGAGAGTATCTTCAATTCCTTTAATATAGGCATCAGATTCTCTTTCCTGTGAATTCATGTCAGCTTCTGCGGCCTTGATGTTAACTTCCTGTTGCTTTAACAAGGCGTCGTTAGTATTCTTGTCAGCCGTAACGCCGAGTTTAGCAGATTCGATAGCCATCTTATCCTGTTCACCGACAACGAACTTCTGCCAGTCATGTTCTCTCTGTTCTCTACCGTCGATCATGCTGAGCTGTGCCTGTTGTAACTGCTGCTTGAGCTGTTCACATTCGGAGTTCTTCTGTTCGAGAGCGAACATGGTTTCGTCCATCTGTGCCTTCATCTGGTTCATCATATGGATAGCTGCAGGATCCTGTGTTTCAGTAATGAACTGAACGTCAGGCGGTAAGTTAGCCACGATATTACGAGAAAGTTCGTCACCGAGGTCATTCTTGAGAGAATCAGCAAAGTATTTGGCAATAATCGGTTTCATGTTATCAGGCATGATAGTAGCCAATGCAGAAAGTTCCTGACGTGCCTTCATTTCACGTGTAATGACAGAAGGACCGTTCTCGAGAGTGAACTTGAAATCCTGACCGCCGGTAATCATCTGAATTATAATCTTGGAAATAGATCTTACGGCCTTGAATGCGTTATTGTAATAGTTTGCGGTATTTGATTCTTTAGAAATCTGTTGACGCAATATTTCAGTCGCAGTTCTTTCACGTTCGCTACCCTGGATTCCAGTTAACGGAATACCAGTAACGTCTTCCAGCAATGTTCTACATGTAGATACTGTGGCTTGCAAGTCACCCGTTTCGAAACCTTCCGTAAGAGGCACAGGTTGATGTTCGCCTTTCCACAATACCGCGACGGAGTCATCCTGGTTTACACGTGCATAGCTTTCTTCGAGACCGTCGATAGCGTCGACATTAACCATGTAGTTAGCCTTAGGGCTTCTACCACAACGTTCGATTAATGTAGAATATGCTATATTGGCACCTAATTCAAGAGACATTGTTTGCTGGACTATGCCATTATAGTCAATATCGCCGTTTACATAAATCTCGTTACCAGCAATACGGATGATTGGTATAATCTTTATAGGGAGTTCGTATCTTTCAACTACCTTGTCGCCTACAATCTTATACATGTCTACATAACCGGATTCATTCTTAGCATAATACGAAATGACTGCTACAGAATCTTCTGGCATTCTCCATTGCTTGAAATCGCCAATGTTAATGAAACATGGCGTCATGGGGTATTGATAAGGTACAACGTCTTCACCATAAAGACGCTTTGCCTTCTTCGTTGGAATGAAATTAAGAATTGCGCCTTCTTCTGCGTCAGAACCGTCGACAGTATTTACCGCTGGGTCCATGGCCACGGCATTGATTCTGTTCGCGGATTCGATTACAATCTTAGGTTCACCTGTATATTCGTCGGCAACGGTAGTAACGATTAAATAGCCGTAACCTGTGAGACATGCCTTTCTGAATGCGTCAATCATGGCACTCTTAGAATCGTTATCAGCTTCGATATCGTCAATCATTTGCTGTATATCGCCGAGGCCATTGGTCTTGTCCACGAGTTCAGTATGCCAAGGTGAATTGGAAACCGGAGATGCTATGGCATTACATAGCACGTTCCAGTTATTAAGACTAAGATTAAGACGGTTCTTGTTACGTCTGTATTTCTTCTTGAACCTGTCATTCCAGAAGTCCCCAGAATAAATCTGGAGGTCTTCCAACGCACGGTTAATTACTGAATTAAATCTTGCGTCAGAACGCGTAAGGAATTTGTCGCAATTCTCGATAATTTCTCTATCTTCTAACATTTAAACCTCTTAATCCAATAATTAGAGTTGCGTGAACTGAACATCTACGTAATCACCATTGCTGTTGTTACCGAAACCAAGCATGAAGTTATGCAGCTTCCAAGCGAATTGGCTTGTGCTAGATTTCTCAATATCACGTGCAAAGTCTGGTTTGAAATTAGAAGTCAATGTGTTAGTCCAGTTAGAGCTGAATACACCACCAGGACCGAAATAGTTAACAGAATTGCCTGTATTGCCAATAACTTCACCCATGAGCTTTACTGTTACGTTCTGAGTTCCAATCGTGAATAGAGGAATTT